ATCGGCCAGCCGTCAAGAGACGATTCGATTTGACTACCGGCCATCACGCACCCGCCTCGAAGAGGTACCGGTGCATGACCTGGCATCGAGGACAGAGTAATTTCGGAGTCCCTTCGTTGCGGCTGCTGCAATAAACCGTGTGTTTCGGATCGTCTTTCAGCCAGCAGCCGCACAGGGTGGGAGCCCCGCCGTAAATCAGCATTTCCGGAATCCTGACGTAATGCCACAGCAGATTCCCGTTCCGGTCGTAATGGCGTGCCTTGGGAAGCGCGCGCCTCAGATCCTTGAACAGTTCGACTTCCATGGCATCCGGCATCGTCCGGCGCTGCGTCTTCGGTTTTGTTGCGACGCTCATCACGCCACCCCCGGGAGTCGACCCTGGCTGCGCCCGTAGATGAACCGGTCGATGAACCAGTTCACACCCTTGGCGGTGAACCGCGCGTACTGGCGGTCAAGCTTCCCGTTCGCCTTGCGAGACATGACGGGTTTCAGATAGCCGGGCTTGACGGCCTTGACGGTCGGCGCTTTCGAACGCAGCTCGATATAGCCGGCACCGCGCAGTATCCCGTACACGGTGTCGCAGTTCATCCGCTTGTCGATGGCTTGGAAATGACGTGCGGCCTGTCTTACGCTCATCGTCCCGTCCGCCGAGACGAACGCCTCACCCAACAGGGCGAGAGGCCTCATTTTCTCGTTGCTGGCACGGAGTTCGAGATTCTCCCGGCGGGCTTCGCCGAGCAGGCGGGATTGGATCTGGTTCGCCTTCGCCAGAATCAACGACTCCTCATCCATGCTGTTGGTTTTGAATCGGATGGCGGCACCCTCGTTGAAGTACTTGTCCAATGCGTCGGCGGCTTCGCACTGGTAGGCTTCGATCTTCGAACGTAGTTCGGGCTTGACTTTGCCGGGGTTGATGTTGGCGAGCCACATGGTCATCGTGCGACGGTCAATCATCGCCATCTCACGGTTCTTGCCGTCCGCACCAACCATAGGCATAATGACTACGGTTGCCCACGGCTTCTCTTTCAGCTTGCGAAGTTGCGTCCAGTAGTCCACATCGAGGTTTTCGCACATGCGCCTCAGCGATGCCATCCATGAGCCATCCTTGGCCACGGCTTCGATGGTGTCACCGTGGAACGGGACCTTAATCAGGGAATCGCTCATTTGAGGTCACCGTCCTCCGCATCCACGGTCTCCACCTGTTCGATGCTTTCGACGTTGTTGAACGGGATGATCGTCGTCATGCTCTCGTCTGTCACAGCATCATGGTCGTTGAGCCATGTGGCCTGATAGAACGCGAAGCCGACGCCGGGAAGAACATCCACATCAGCCGCGAACAACTGACGATGCCCCTTGACCCCGGTTTTGATCAGGGTTGCTACGCAGGGGAAGTCGTCGCTCCACCATGAGGGAAGGTCGAAGGTTTCGATTTCCTTGTTGTCGGTTAGAATGGTGTTGTTCATTTGAACCTTCTTTCATTTGATCTCGGCATCCGTAGCGGCGGATGCCTTTTTCATTTCCTTGCTGTCTTCGGTCTCCACCGTGTTTGCAGTCAGCCAATCTTCGATGTCGCTTTGTCGGTACAAAACCGTTCGTGGCGTCGCTTGGATGTAGCGGGGGCCTTTCTTCTGGTAGCGCAGCTGGGCCAGATGATTGGGCTTGAGCCCGTAGTTCTCGAACACCTCCTTGGGGCTGAGAGTCGGACTCACGGTGATCGCTGGCATTATTGGAACCTCCTTTCACGAGTTTTATTTATTAGAACTTGTGGGATTGAATATAGCACAGGTTTTAATAATTGGAATCTGTATGGATTACCGGCGTGTCGTGTTCTAAAATTTAGAACATGAAGATAAATGAGGTTATCGGTGCTTATTTGAAGGCTATAAGGCAGAAGAGGGGTTTCACTCTTGATCGCGTTGCAACGGAAGCGCGAAGCCTCGGTGCGGCATGGACAAGCTCTAAAATCAATGCTCTGGAAAAGGGGATCTCAACGGGTTCGTTGACGAACATGCTGATTCTCGCTAAGACATTAAGTTCTCTTACCGGAGAGGACATTGAATTATCTGATTTGTTCCTAGGCGACGGCGTTATTGAGCTGGATGGAGATGCTTCCATAGCTCGTTCCGAATTACGCAAAGCACTTAACGGCAAGCCTTTCGAGCTGGATTCAACCTGGGTAAGAGTGTCAGAGGATCCCGCAGTGCAGAAAATCGCTGAAACGGTCTCTTCCTCGGTTAGCGATCTCATGCAGAAGCTTTCAGACAAGCTTTTTTTCGAAGCCGGACGACTCGACGGAGCCGCAGTGTTGAACACGGCTCCTACGCTTGCCGAACAAAGGGCGGCCAAGCAGCTTGGATTAACAGCTAAAGGCACGGCCGCCCTGTGCCAGCTTGCCTATAATCAATCGTTGGACGAAGAAGCGGCACAGCGCGCTGGAGAGCATGCGACACCTCAAAAAAGAGGAAGAGAGACTCGCATCATTAGATCAGAACTTGAGTCGTTATTGGATTACATTCTTGAAACAAAAGATTTGCCGATAAGTTGGCAAAGTGATTACGATGATGACTCTCTTCGACGCGCTGACAGCATGTCGATTGTGAACGGAACCTATACTCAGCCGGTCGAGCCTGATAAGTTCACGGTCGTTGCCGATTCCGACTATCTTGATCTTGCCGCGAAGCATGGTGATATCGAGCGTGAGCAGGAAGCATACGAGGAAATGCCATGATCGACGTGGAGACCATCGCCCGTAAATGGGCCAACGTGTACGAGCTGGCGTTGCCGGCAGATCTTGAGGGCGGCTACGACGCGGCAAACAACCGCATACTCATCAGCGACCGGCTCACACCAATCCAACGCCGGTGCGTGCTCGCACATGAGATTAGTCATGCCCGTCACCACGACGTAGGATGCAAATGCGACTCCGCAACCGAGCGGAGAGCCGACATGGAGGCCGCACGCATGCTCGTCAACCAGCTCGAATATCAGTCCGCCGAGATTATCTTCGACGGCGACGAATGTGCCATAGCACGAGAACTCAACGTCATGCCCTGGATAATCCGGGCATACAAAAACTGGCTGCACGACAGTGCTCTACTAGAAAGGTGAAACATATGGAATTCGAGGAATCGGTCAAGAGCGTTGCGGCGAAAGTCGCAGACCTCAAAGACTCAATCGAGACGGAAGAAGCAACCAAAACTGCGTTCATCATGCCGTTCATCGGCCAAGTGCTCGGCTACGACGTGTTCAACCCCACGGAAGTGGTCCCCGAATTCACCGCCGACGTCGGCGTGAAGAAAGGCGAAAAAGTCGATTATGCCTTGGTGCTGGATGAGCAGGTGCAGATCCTCATTGAATGCAAAAAAGTAGGGGCACAGCTCTCTCTCGAAAACGCGAGCCAGCTATATCGGTATTTTGCCACTACACGCGCACGAATCGGCGTACTCACCAATGGCCAGGTATGGAATTTCTATATGGACATCGATGAGCCGAACCGCATGGATTCCAAGCCGTTCCTCGTGCTTGACCTGTTGGATATCGATGAAACCATATTGCCGGAACTAAAGAAGCTCACGAAACCGGCATTCGACATCGAATCAATCGCCAGCAGCGCGGAAGAACTGAAGTACGTCGGCGCATTGAAACGGGCGGTTTCCGATGAATTCAAGGAGCCGTCCGACGACTTCGTGAAGCTGCTTGCGGCCCACGTCTATGACGGCGCATTCCGTCAGACTGTCATGGATAAGTTCAGGCCGCTCGTCGAAAAGGCGTTGAAGAGGTTCCTCTCCGATCAGGTCAACGACCGGCTGAAGACCGCATTGGGCGCAGACGACATCAAAGTCGGACCAGCCGCCGAAGATGAAACGGACGATGCCGCCGATGAACAGAACGACGACACCGAAGACGATGGCATCGTGACCACCGAAGAGGAGATTGCGGCATACCGAATTATCAAGGCCATTGCCTGCAGCGAGGTTGAGCCAGCCCGAATCACCATGCGTGACGCAAAGAAATATTGCGCGATTTTCCTTGATGACAACAATCGCAAGCCAGTCGCACGACTGTTCTTCAACACCAAGCAGAAATACATTGGACTCTTCGACGCAGAAAAGAAATGCGAACGTCAGCCAATCGATGATCTCAACGGCATCTATGCCTTTGCTGAGGAAATTCGAAGTGAAGTCAGGCGAATCGAAAGCTGAAAACAGCAATAAATAAAGAATTGCCCTGCCGGCGTTGCAGCGTCAGCAGGGCGAGTGAAGAATCCAGCTAGTTCAAGAAAGGAGGACGCTTCGCCTACCTATCATAGCCG